TTAGGTTTTAGGTTTTAGGTCTTTAGGAGTATATATTATCTGCCCCAATCAATTAAGGGTGTCTCTCTATCAAGGAAAGGAGTGTCCGGCGGCTCCCGGGCACGTTACTCGTCGTACAGCTGGTGCCCCACAAAGTGGAACACTACGTTGGCCTCCAGCCACGCAGCTTCAGCCACGGTAAACGTTGGCATCTCGTTCGTCAGGATGATCACTGGCTTGCCCCCGCGGATCACCGACTTCTTCTTGTACTTGTCCGTCACGGTTACCCACGTTTGCAGGCCCATGATGCCTTTGTAGTAGCGCTGCATCGACTCCCACGGCACGTCGTCCAGAATGCCGTAGTCGGCACGGTCGTCGTAGCACTCGACATTCCACGCCCCTTGCATATACCAGTGGCGTCCCAGCGAACGCGCCAGTTCAGTCTTGCCCAAGCGTGAGGCCCCGTACAGCCACAGACTCTTGCGCCCGTTGCGTCCCAGGTCGTTGAATTGCATCGCCAGCATGAAGTCCAGCAGCTTGTTCTCCAGCACGTCGTCCACGCGCGGGAAATCCCCTGGGTAGTTGCGCACCGCCTCGTGCACTGCGTTGTGTCGCATCATACGGTCGACGTATTGCGCAATTTGCGTGTACATGCGTAGCCCCTTGGTCTTGGTACGTGCGATGGTGTTACTGATTACCTCGGTAGCTGTCCCACCACGCTCGAGTTCCTCTCGCACCACATCGTAGATATCTTCTTCTTGGTCACGCCCGATGAACCCGTGCACCAGCGGCTCGCGGTCTTCCTTGGTCACATACGCCAGTACTTGGTTCGGCGCCCTCGCGCACTGGATGTTCGGATGGTGATCGTTGTAGTCGTAGAACGCTTGATCGCGGATGTCCACCTTGTCGTCATAGCCCAGAAGCACATGGAAGTGTTTCCCGCCGTCTTGGTGTTGCTCCTCGCCGATGGCCCATCGCGTAGGCGTAGGCACTTTATCACGGAGGGCCCATAGCAGATGTTCCTTAGATTCAATACGCTCCGCTTGAGCGTACGTGAGGAAGATGTTTTTGCCTTGGACGCGGAATACCATGACGGGGTGGTTTAATATTACCCACCCCGTCGAAGATTTCGAAGGAAATTCCCCCCTATATATATCACGTGAGTGCCCCCCTGTTGTGGGCGTTTCTCTTTTGGACGCATATAGTCACTGCGGTGCAATGTCTCTCGCCACTCGCTCTGGTGGAGCCGTTGGCCTTCGCGGTCTTCCCCGCGCACACATTAATTTGCCAGGTCTTCTCGCTGCCGGTCGTAATGTCGGTGCAGCAGTTCGGCAGTATCGCCGTATGGCCGAACGGGCAGAGCGGGGTCGCCGCGCTGCCAACATGGATAATTCACCTCAAGCCCCTCTTACAGGTAATTTTGATTATAAGACTGATTATAAGAAACGTCGACTTGGTCGCCGTGCTCGCCGCCGTCAGAAGTTCCGCCGCCGCCGCGCTCGTAAGGCTTGGAGGCGTTCTAAGTTGGCTGCTACCAACACCAATCACATTTTGAAGCGTAGCGTTTTCACGCTTTCTACCCCCGACTCTCTCTCTGATTCCGTTTGCTATGGTCTCTATGGCATTTCTGGTACTAACGCTAGTTTTAACAGTACCGGTGATGTTGGCGATTTGTTTAGTGAGATGGATAGTGGAAGTTGGGCTGCTGCTAACACTATTGCTACCCCTACCTTTAATCACAAGATTTATTTCCAGCATGGAACTCTTGAAATTACTCTTCGTAATACCGGCACTAATGACGCTATTATTGAAGCTTATTTCATTCGTGGTCGTTCTCCGGTTAACACTAACTGGCTCTCTCCCACCGACGTTTATTCTCGTGGTTTTGTTAAACAACCTATTACTACTAACCCAGGTCCTGCTCTTATTAATGATCAGACTTTTGAAACTGGTTTGACCTACGACATGATTGGTACTACCCCCTTCCAGAATCACGTTTTTACTAAGGCGTATACTATTTATAAGCGCCAGAAGTATCGTATTCCTCCTGGTGGTGAGGTTAATGTCGTTATTTCAGATCCTCGCCCTCGTACTTTCGGTATGGTCGAGGCCAAGACTAAGATCACTGATCGTCGTTATCATGGTATTTTGTTCCAACAACAGGGCGCTCCTGCAGTAGGTGATCCTCCCCTTCCGGCTCTCAACACTTCGGTTACGTATATGGCAGTTCGTCGCTATCGCATGAAGATGGTTCGCGACAACTTGGTTACTGATGCTTTTGACACCTCTATTGTTGCTTAGGTTTTAGGTTTTATTTTTTTTATTTATTTTTCTTTTTTCCTTAGGTTTTAGGTTTTAGGTTTTAGGTTTTAGGTCTTTAGGAGTATATATTATCTGCCCCAATCAATTAAGGGTGTCTCTCTATCAAGGAAAGGAGTGTCCGGCGGCTCCCGGGCACGTTACTCGTCGTACAGCT